ATGGAAAAACCTGTAAATGAAAAATGGTGGGAGCGGCCGGTTGCCGTAATTATTTCTGTGCCGGAGAATAAGTCCGGCCAAAAAGAAACATTCATCGTCCAAAGCTTACGCCGGCAAGAGCCTTCTGTTTATGAGTATCTCGCGGGTAAGCGCAACGAGTGTATGCTAAAAGCTCGCAATATGCTTGATAGCAATCTTAAACGGTTTTATCTGAATGCTGCCGAAGGCTTTAAGCTAAAAGCAAGTAACATTTCGATCGCAGAAGCACAAGCCTAGGGGCTGTATATGATAACTGAAAAACCCACCTACGAACAATTTTTGCGCAGCAAAATACAAATAGCCCCCGATAAAGGCCTTGAGTTTTTGGCGGAAGACGTACATCCTGCCTTAAAACCGCACCAAAGGGACAGTGTATTGTGGGCGTTAAAAGGCGGCCAGCGGGCGCTTTTCAGTGCGTTCGGCTTGGGTAAAACAATAACGCAGCTTGAAATAATGCGCTTGCTTTTAACGCGCGAAGACGGTAAGGCTCTTATCGTAACACCGCTGAATATCGTGCACGTGTTTCAAGAAGATGCGGCTAATTTACTTGACGGTTTACAGGTCCGGTACATAAAAACACAGGCGGCCGCCGAAGGTGCACAAGAGCGGATTTTGATAACCAATTATGAGCGGGTGCGCGACGGCGATATTCAGCCTGATTATTTTACCGCCGTATCGCTCGACGAAGCGTCCGTGCTTCGCTCGTTCGGCTCGAAAACGTATCAAGAGTTTTTACCGAAGTTTAAGTCGGTAAAATATAAGTTTGTCGCAACGGCTACTCCCTCGCCTAATCGCTATAAAGAGCTTATCCATTATGCGGGCTTTTTAGGCGTAATGGATACAGGTCAGGCATTAACCCGATTTTTCCATCGGGACAGCACGAAAGCAAATAACCTTACGCTTTATCCGCATAAGGAAAAAGAGTTTTGGCTATGGGTATCGACATGGGCGCTTTTTATCACCAAGCCGTCCGATTTGGGGTATGACGATACCGGCTATGTGCTGCCCGAAATGCAGGTCATTTACCATAAAGTAGACGTCGACCATTCGACGGCAGGGCTTGATAAAGATAAGCAGGTAAAATTGTTCCGGGATGCGGCGCTGGGCCTAAAAGATGCGGCAAAAGAAAAACGCGACAGTTTAGCGTACCGTATTGCCAAGATGAAAGAAATTATCGACGGTGCGCCGAATGACCATTTTGTTATCTGGCATGATTTGGAAGTTGAACGGCACGCGATAAAAAAAGCACTTCCTTCGTGTGCCGAAGTGTACGGCTCGCAAGCTTATGAAAAGAATACCGAATTAACAGTTGCTTTTGAAAAAGGCGAGATACAATATCTTGCAACCAAACCCGATATTTCAGGGCAAGGCTGTAATATGCAGTACCACTGTCATAAGGCGATATTTTTAGGTATCGGTTATAAGTTTGGCGATTTTATACAGGCGATACACCGCATCTACCGTTTCGGGCAAAAAGAAAAGGTTGAAATACATATCATCTATGCAGAGTCAGAGCAATCGATATTAAACACGTTGCAGGAAAAATGGCGGCAGCATAATTATCTTGTCGAACAGATGACCGAAATAATTAAAAAGAACGGGCTTTCGAGTACGTCAACGATTGAAAAACTTGCACGTACTATCGGTATCGATCGGCAGGAATGTAAGGGCGAAAATTACGTTGCCATCAATAACGATAACTGTTTGGAGCTGCCGAAGATTGCGGATAACAGTATCGACCTTATCCATACCTCTATTCCGTTTTCAAATCATTATGAATACACCCCGTCGTATAACGATTTCGGGCACAATGAAGACAATAACCGGTTTTTCGAACAGATGGATTATTTGACGCCGGAACTTTTGCGCGTCTTAAAGCCCGGCCGCATTGCAGCTATTCATGTCAAAGACAGGATTTTGTTCGGTAATGCAACCGGAACGGGCATGCCGACGGTCGATCCGTTTAGCGACATGACCGTCTTTCATTTTATCAAACATGGTTTCCAATACATGGGCAGGATTATCGTGTTGACCGATGTGGTGCGCGAAAACAATCAAACCTACCGGCTCGGTTGGACGGAGCAATGCAAAGACGGCACGAAAATGGGTGTCGGTTGTCCTGAATACGTGCTGTTATTCCGCAAACTTCCCAGCGACACTTCGCGCGCCTATGCAGATACACCGGTAGTAAAAGACAAAGCAGATTACGGCCGGGCGCAATGGCAGATTGACGCAAGCGCTTTTTGGCGATCGAGCGGCGACCGACTTTTAACAAGCGACGAACTTAAAGAATGCGCGATAACCGATATCGGACAAGCATACCGCGAACACTCAAGAAAGACGGTGTATGACTATGCGGAACATACGCACCTTGCGCAGGATTTGGACGAAGAGGACAAGCTGCCGGCAAGTTTTTCGGTTGTGTCTTGCGGAAGCTGGAGCGACATGGTCTGGGATGATATTAACCGCATGCATACGCTTAACAGCGAGCAGTCGAGAAAGGAGCTTGAAATGCATATATGTCCTTTGCAGATAGACATAGTAGATAGGATCATCGAGCGCTATACAAACAAGGGAGATACGGTGCTTGACCCGTTTGCGGGTTTGATGACGGTGCCTTTGTGTGCAGTTAAAAAGGGCCGCAAAGGTATCGGGATTGAGTTAAACGCAAAAAGCTATCATGACGGGCTTTTTTACCTTAAAGAGGCCGACCTTGAAAGCTCCAGTCCGACATTATTTGATTTTATAGAAAATGAAAAGGCGGTATAAAAATGAAACATATTTTTAAGCGGTTGTTCGGGGAAAAGAAGGATTTGTATTTGTGTGGGGCGATCAGCAAAGACCCTAACTACAAAGAAAAGTTTATGAAAGCCCATAAGGCTTTGAACAAAGCAGGATACAAAGTATCAAACCCCGTTCTTTTTTGCGGCAAGGAAACGGACTGGTCCAAATGTATGCGTAAATGTTTACGGGTATTAAGCCGCAAAAGGTATCTTGCATACATAAAAGATAATTACCCTTCCCGCGGAAGCGATCTTGAATTGCACATCGCCTTTGAAGCGGAGATCGAGGTAAAAACCGTCGATGAGTGGATAAAAGAGGCAGGTTTAAATGGCCGTGTACCGCACGTATAAAATAAGAAGTGATGCGCTTAACCAGTATATAACGGTAAACCAGCTATCGCCTACGGATGGCAGTATTCTTGAAATAACGGCAGACGACGGGACAAAGTACAGTCCGTACGAAGTTAATATGCTGCGCCTTGCCGGCGTAAAAATAGACAGAGGCGTACATCTATTGAAAAAAGTATTCGGCGGGATGATTGTAAAGATAGAAGATAAAAAGTAATTAAAGAGGAGTTTTTATGCTTACATTTAACCTCAAAAAAGAACGGTACAAAAAAATCAGAAACGGTGAAAAAACGATTGAATATCGAGAGGTAAAGCCATACTGGGAAAAACGTATTTGCAAATATAAAAATTGGTACAGTCAGTTTATTGCGCCTAAGAATAGAACAGCTTTCCGCAGAGATTACCCCGTTATTTTTACTAAAGAAAAGGCAGTGTGTATATTACGGCTCGGTTATACCAATCAATATATGAGCGCAGTTATTACAAAAATAGAAATTATTAACGGTAAAAATACGGACTTACATATCGACAAGCCTGTATTTGCAATACACCTTATAGATGCGAAAGAGATTTCACTGGAGAACTGGGGATATTTTTAGGAGCGGAGAACGCGTTATGATGGGAATAAAAGACGATAGGCTGATTATTGATTACACGCCGGATATAAAAAAGGCGCTGGGTGTTTTGAAAAAATTTACCGACGGAAAAAGGCGTAAAGATTTTCAAAACAGGTTTTTCTTAACGGAAGATTCGAACGGTTCTTATGTGTTTGCTGCCACCGACGGAGCTGTCATGGCAGTGTATCGACTGAGCACAACGGCGTACGTTCCCGAAAACACCTCAAACCTGTTCTTGGATTTATCCGGCAAGGAATTTGGCGAAGAAAAGAAAACGATATCCTTTCCTATCCGGAGGGAATGTCCTATAGATATGAAAAAAGTCATTGCAAGGTTTGAAAAATACGAGCGGAATGAAAGTATCACGCTACATGATATATCAGATTTTTTGCACTTTTGCAAAGAACCTGCTTTTGCATCTAAACGTTTATATTTTAGCGCTCACGGTGCATGCCTTTCTGCAAAGCTCAAATGCTATCGTCGCGGTCTTGTAGAGCGGGTTATTCCGTATAACAAAGATACAATCAGCTCGGACGGCATGTATTTTACTGCAAGAAGCGAAAACAGTTTGGCTTTTAATGCAATATACATTATTAAAATATTGTCATGCATACAATCTGAGCAGGCTGTTTTTACCTTTTCGGATGCGACACATGCCGTTTGCTGTACGGACGGGTGCTGCACGTATTTTCTTGTGCCGCTATTGACGGAGTGAAAGATGGATATGCAGGGTTTTGTAAGTCGGCTTGAAGAAGGACGTGAAAAAGATCTTTGTTATTTATCAGACAAAACTATAGACTTTATAAAGTCTGCATTTATAGATTGGTCTGTTGTCGAACAGGAACATGAAAATCAGTTGGTAAAAGAAAAGAGTGCGCTTGAAGCAAAGTGTTATGCGTACGAGAAAATCATAGCAAAAAGCAACTTTGCACCGTTTGTAAAAAAAAATCAAAAAAGGGGAACGACAATGAGCAAAACAACAAATAGAGAATTGGCTAAATGGCTTGCACGGGGTAATGGAGAATGGAGACACGAGCCGTCCAATTCCGGCACCGTTTACACAACGTATAAATACAATGAAAGCGATGCCGACAAGCCCATAACAAGAAATCTCGAAGGGCAAGATATTGTAATCCGCAAGTGGCATGACAAAGAGTGGCACGAACCGGTAGATGAATATCTCTATAACAATCATAAGGAGTTACGCTGTGAAAACTAAATTTGACAAATCACGTGTGTACACCGCGCTTAATGCGGATGATTTAAAGGTTGGCAGTAAATGCTTTTTTGCAAATTGTTTATCCGACCTTATGGACGCAGTTAAAAATGATGAAAGCGAACGAATAGGAAGGTTTACACAATCTCTTGATTGTGATTATGTTTGCCGTTTTCGCGATGATTACGGCGGGAATTTCGCACTTGCTTATCTTATCGAGCCGCCGAAGTACGAGGCATTTGAAAGCATCGAAAATGCGATGGAAGCAATTAAGGCTCACGGCGGCTGGGTAAAAGACATGATAAGCAAAAGGTGTTATGCAATCGTGGCATACGACGAGGCCACAGTAGAAACAGAGCAAGATACTTTTGGCGTTGACGCTTTGTTTGATGGCTTTGTTTTTGCCGACGACGGAAGCCCCTGCGGTGAATTGGTAGAAGAATGACCTACTTATCTGTTTGTTCAGGCATTGAAGCGGCTTCCGTCGCGTGGGGGCCTTTAGGCTGGCAGGCGGTCGGATTTTCAGAGATTGAAAAGTTCCCCTGCGCAGTGCTTGAACAACGCTTTCCGGGCGTGAAAAACTTCGGCGATATGATAAGGTTTCGGGAGTGGGAGAATGTCGGACAATTTAGAGTTTTGGTCGGCGGCACACCTTGCCAGTCTTTCAGTGTCGCAGGACTTCGGCAAGGTCTTAATGACAGCAGAGGAAGCCTCATGCTCGCGTACTGCGCTCTTGCGTCTTATTATAAGCCACGCTGGGTTGTTTGGGAAAACGTACCCGGAGTTCTGTCATCAAACGGCGGACGGGATTTTGGAACCTTCCTTGCGTTATTGGCGCAGTGCGGGTATGGGTTCGCCTACCGAGTTTTTGATGCTCGGTACTTCGGCGTGCCCCAACGGCGCCGAAGAGTCTACGTTGTCGGCTGTCTTGGAAACTGGCGATGTGCCGCAGCGGTATTGTTTGACAGCGTCGGCATGCAAAGGTATATTGCGCCGGGCAAAACGGCGGGGGAAGAAGCTGCCGGAAAAGTTGAAGAAAGCGCTGGAAATGCAATGTATTTAACACGGCAAAACAACTCAACATACAAACAATCAAATAACACTGCCGATACCGTTATCGCGCGGTACGGCACCGGCGGCGGGAATGTGCCGCTTGTTTACACCGAATCATCGTTTGCACAGTATCGGAAAGGCGTCGGCACACTAAGTGCAACAGGGGGAGCTCTTAGCGGCGGCAGCGAAAACCTTGTACTTTACAAAAGAGCGCTTCGCCGATTAACACCGCTTGAGTGCGAGCGCTTGCAAGGCTTTCCGGATAATTGGACACGAATCAGTTGGCGCGGAAAGCCGCCTGAACAATGCCCGGACGGACCGCGATATAAAGCAATCGGGAATAGCATGGCAATCCCTGTAATGCGCTGGATCGGCGAGCGCATACAGTTATTTGACTGTTATTATATAGAAAGAAAACGGAAATATGTTGACTACGAACACTTATATGAGCTGCTCAAAAAAAGCCCCGTAAGCTTCGAGCAAATAAGACGGGAAACGGGACTTGATAAAAAAGGCGCATATCAGGTGATAACAACATTGAGCTTAAAATATCCGGTATACTCGCCCGAGCGCGGTATGTATGCCTTATTAAAACTTTAAAAAGGAAGAACACATGGGAGTAGAAGATTTACCCTGGCGCAAGTTTCCGCGCGATGCAATTTCGAATGTTAAAATAAGGTTTATCCAAAAACAGCTTGCGCCGCATTTACGGCATGGCGCCCTGCTCTTTTTTACGACCGCCTATTGCCTCGCAGACGATTACGGCGTGATAGACATTGAAGACGGCCTTGTATTTGCAGACTCCATGGATATAGATAATCCCGATGATGTTTTTGTCATAGCCAATTTGTTTGCCGAACGCGGCATTATGGATAAGATAACCGAGCGCATATTTATGTTTATCGAGTGGGATGTGCCGAACCGCGAACGTACCGCCCGTGCGCCGCTTACGGCAGCACAGCGCCGGGCCGCTGTGCAAGCTCAATTACAGCAAAAGGCAGCACAGGCAAGCGATAAACCGCCCGATGTGGTGCCAAAAGTTGCCAAAACTGTAGCGACAAAATCTGAAAAAATGTCGCTACATGTGCCATGTAGCGACAAAAAACGCGAAAGTGTCGCTACATATAGAGAGACAAGAGAGAAGACAGATAAGAGAGCGCAGAAAGAAGAGAAAGAGAAAAAAGAGACACACACACAAGAAGCGGCGCGCCTTGCGCACGATGCCTTGTGCGCGCACAGCGCGCCCTGCGCCATCGCGCAAGCGCTTACACCGGATGAAAAGAGAGAGAGGGAAAAAGAGAACCGGATAGAGGCCGGAGAAAATCAAGAGAACCGTGAGAAAAAAGAGGTGACGGAAAACATACTCCCTGATACTCCCGAGAAAGACACAAAGACCGAGAGGACAAACGGTCGTGAAGGATTGAAAGATAAAGCGGCCGAACCGAGTAAAGGCGTTAACGGGCAGGAATATCTTGATACTTTGCAAGTTTTGCAAGATTTTTTTAATAAACATAACCCTATGGGCTATCAAAACAAGGATGAGCAGATAAAAGCGCTCATTGAGCTCACTCAACGCATGGTTGCCCTATCCGATAAGGCAAATACGGGCGAAATTATAGCAATTAACTTTTGCAGGTGCTTCAAAAAATTAACAGAGCAGCACCAATATTACAAAGATATGCCTATTTTACCGTCAAATCTGCTTAAAAACGGCGTCTTTTCGATTATTTTAGGTGAAGTCGGCCGTATTTTACAGCCGAAAGGCGTATCGTGGCAGCGTCATTATGATAAAATGGTCGCCGAATCCGCTAAAGGCAAGCAAGTCTATAGTTATAGCGACTTTTTGGCTGCACAATGTAAGCAGTACAACGTAAACCCTGATGCGCCCGACTACATTCAGCAGCTTTTAGCGGCGCAAAAGGCGAAAAAACAACAGGTAGGAGCGGATGACACAGGTTGAGACGGCAGAAAATGCGCAAAATAATGCGGATATGGTATGGGATGAAGGATTAAGCGGTCGCATACGGCTGTTTGTGCTGCATTATTGCACCGACGAGAGGTGTTTTATGTGCGGAACGAGGGCATACAAAGCCGCTTATCGGAAAAAAAACGATGATAACAGCGTAAAAGAGGTTGATGACAACACGGCTGCCGTAAACGCCTACAAACTACTAAGAAAGACTAAGGTAAAAGCGGCGATTAAAAAACTGTTTAAGATAACGCAAACGGACGTGGACGAAGAAAATGTATACCGGGTGTTACATGACATGGCACTGTTGGCAACGTACAACCCGGCCGACATTATTGACGCCCGGGGCCGATTAAAAGTGAAAAAACTTGAGGATTTAGGCGATAAGGCAAAGTGCATACAAAATATCTTTACACGTATCAGTGCGCAAGGAGATGTGTATTATGACGTGGTACTGGTGAACAGGGAGAAGTTTATGAAGCCGTTGGCGCAATACCTTAAACTGGTGCGGGGCGTTGACCCGAACGGTAACCGTGCCCCGATTTTTGTACTGCAAGGACAAGTTGCAGAAGAGGACTTTAAGAAAATGGCAGCTCAATTTGACAACACGATTGCCGGTAACAAGGATGAATAAAAGTGCCTGATGAAAATGAACGTGAGAATGCACAGCCGTATGTTTTTTCAAAAGCATTTTTAGAAAAATATCACGGATTACAGCCGGAGCGCGTTATCTGGAAACCGCAAAAGAAACAGGCGCTCGCTCTTGCCTGCCCCGCGTTTGAACTTTTTTACGGCGGGGCTGCAGGTGGCGGCAAAAGCGATTTTTTACTTGCCGATTTTTTGCAAGGAGCGAACGAATACGGTGCGCACCATCGGGGCATATTTTTCCGCCGGACCGTCGGGGAGCTTGAAGAAGTGCTTTTGCGGGCGACAGAGCTTTATATACCGCTGGGGGCCGTTGCGCGCGGTATCGGAAACGGCAGGCCCTCATTTGTGTTTCCCGGCGGTGCAAGTATAAAATTCCGCTACCTTGAAAGCGATACCGATGTAACGCGTTATCAAGGGCATCAGTATACGTGGATCGCCTTTGATGAGCTCACCAACAATCCGACGCCGTTTCCTTACACGTACATGATAAGCCGCTGCCGCTCGCCGTACGGGGCGCCCTGTAGAATTCGAGCAGCCGGTAACCCGGGCGGACGCGGACACGGCTGGGTAAAACAACGTTTTATCGACGGGATTATTCCGTACCAAATAAAACACGTTGATGTGGGCGACGGCTTGACGGTAAGCCGCTGTTACATACCAAGCACCCTTGATGACAATGCCATCCTTACCCAAAACGACCCTGAGTATGAAAAACGATTGAGGATGCTTAATAGCAGCTTATACCTTGCGCTGCGTTATGGTAACTGGGATATTGCAGACGGCTGCGTATTTGACGAGTTTGACCGCAGCAAGCACGTTATAAAGCCGTTTGTGCTGCACAGCGCCGAATGGGTAAAAGTGTGCAGTATGGACTGGGGCTACAGCAAACCGTACAGTATCGGCTGGTGGGCGGTAAATAAAGACGGTCGTGCTATCCGGTACCGTGAACTGTACGGTTGCAAAAAAGATGAGCCGAACACGGGGGTAAAAGAGTCGGCGCTGTCGGTTGCAAAAAGGGCGCTTGAATTGTCTATACCCGACGGAGTAGATACGATGATAGCAGACCCTGCCGTTTGGGGGAAAATAGACAAGGACGATGCGAGTATTGCCGAAAAGTTTGAAAGCGTCGGTTGGAAAATGATTAAAGGAAACAATGACAGGCTAAACGGCTTGCAGATAATGCACGATATGCTGATAAATACAGGCGAAGATGGCCGTCCTATGCTTATGGTATTTAACACGTGTACCGATTTTATCAGAACGATACCGCTTTTAATGCCCAGCCCCACACGGCCTGAAGACGTAGACAGCACGATGGAAGATCACGTATATGATGAAAGCCGCTATTTTTTGATGAGCGATTTTGTAAAACACCCGCTGCGCTCACTTAAAAAACAAAACAGTACCTACAGTTTTAAGCAGACGGCACGCGGTTCAAGTTGGAATCCATATTCATAACTATTTTTAAAAAATAATTTTATAAAGTCTATAACGAATCAAGACTGGAAGCGCTATAGTTTTATTATGGCGGAAAAAGATACCAAAAAAACACTGGAAGATATAAAGACGCACTTTGAGCTTTTGAAAAGTAAGCGCACAATACATGAAGCCGAGTGGCAGGATGTATGTACATATCTTGGCAGCAGGACATTTGAGTGGACGGGGACAAAAGATGAAATTAAACGTCCTATGCGCCACACGGGGCGGCCGACTGAATATCTTGATAAGCTGGTATCGGGGATTATGGGTTATACCATAAGCCCGAATGTAACGTGGTTAAAACTGTCTTTGAGCAATTCCGAAATGCTTGATTATTACGGGGTAAAAGACTGGCTTGAAAAAACGGAAAAAGCTCTTTATGAAGAATTTAACCGCAACAATTTATATTCGCAAGCACCGGTCTTTATTACCAATGCGGCAATGTTCGGGCACGGCGTTATGTTAATTGATGAAAAACAGAAAAATGCTTGCCGGTTTATGAGCGTTGCCGAGCCTGAAGTGTATATAGCAACGAATGAATATGGAGACATTGATACCGTATTTCGTTTTTTTTCAATGACGGTAAAAAATATTGTTTCACGTTTCGGCGAAGAGAATGTCGGCGATGAAATTAAAAAAGAAAACGAAGATGTTGCCGGCAGACAAAAAGAAATAAAAATACTACACGCCGTCTTTCCGCGCGATGAATACGACACGGAAAAACTTGACGAGAAGAACATGGCATATGCCAGTTTTTATATTGATCTTGATAACGATGCAATACTGGAAGAAGGCGGTTATCATGAATTGCCTTACAGCATTTTTATTTGGGAGCATCTTGCACAGAGTGCGTACGGGGATAGTCCTGCACGCAAGGCAATACCCGATATGCGACTTTTAAATAAAGCCGAAGAAGCGCGCTTAAAACTTGCCCAGCTTGTCGCAGAGCCGCCAATGAATGTACCCGATGCAATGCGAGGACATGAAAGCGTCGTGCCGGCAGGATACAACTACTATGAAAGGCCCGATATGATTATGAGTCCGATAAATATCGGGGCAAACTTTCCGATAACCCTTGAAACTGTTAAAGACATTGAGGAGCGGGTAAAAGATAAATTTCACGTTGATTTTATGCTTATGCTGCAAGCGCAGCAGGCGCAAAAAACGGCAACCGAAGTAATCGAGCTGCAAGGCGAAAAGGCGGCAATGCTTTCAAGTCTTATCGTTAATCAAAACAAGGCGCTTTCCGAAATTGTTAAACGTACTTTTTCGATAATGTATCGGCAAAACAGGCTGCCGGAAGTACCTGAAATGCTCAGAGGTTCCGGGGCGGTCTTAAACATCGATTTTGTAGGACCTTTGGCGCAGGCGCAAAAACGCTATCATCAAGCAGGCGGGGTGCAAACAAGCCTTGTGCTTGCCCAGCCGGTTATTCAAATGTCGCCTGAAAGCCTCGATTATATCGATGTCGATAAATTGCTTGTCAACGTGCTTGATACAAACGGGTTCCCGCAATCGGCAATCCGCGAAGAAGATGACGTACAGAAAATGAGGCAGCAGCGGGCGCAAGCACAAATGCAGGCTATGCAAGCGCAAATGCAAATGCAGCAGCAAGCACAGCTTACTCAAAATTACGACAAGTTAAACGAACCGGTACAGCAAGGAAGTCCCATTGCCGCCTTGAGCGAGCAATTGCAAGGGGGAATCGGAGAAAATGAGTAAATGCGTATTACCCGGTTATGAAACGAGTACGCCGGAAGAACAGATAAAGGCGTTAAAAAAGACGTTTCGACGGGTATTTAAGAGCGAAGACGGCAAGGTGGTGCTTAATGCGCTTTTGACCGATCTTTTCTACTTTGACAAGGCAACGAGCGAGGCCGAAAAGGCCTTGTGCGAATATGCAAAATTTTTATTGAGGGAAAGACTGGGATGTAATAAGACGTTCGAACTTACAAACACTATTATTGCACACCTCGATTGACCTTAAAGGAGACGTGGGAAATGGGTGATTTTGACCGGAATGACAATCAAACATCTACGGGAAGCGGCGGGAGCTTGGACGCAGGGGCGACCGGCACGGGATCTGTTTTAGATGCTTTTAAGGGAGCAGGACAAGGGACGCACGGTGCTGCGCAAACGGCACCGGACGGAAAACCTGAAGCGCCCGGCGGAAGCACACAGAATAATCAAGCTCATGCGGAGCTTAAAGCATGGGGAGCGCAGCTTTCCAAAGAACTCAAGGAAAATAAGGATGCGGTAAAGTCCCTTGCCAAGTTTGAAGACATAACAGGGCTTGCGAGCTCTTATTTGGAACTTGAGAAAAAACTGGGAACGATGGCGACAATCCCCGGCGAAAAAGCAAGCAAAGAGGAACTGGACGCTTTTTACAAAAGACTGGGCAAGCCTGAAGCTGCGGAAAAATATAGCTTCAAACAGGAAAGGGAGGCTGAAAAAAGTTTTGCGAAAGCCGCTTTTGAAGCGAATCTTTCGGATTCGCAGGCAAAGGCGATGTTTGACTTTGTGGTAAAAGCGGGCGAAAGCCAGCAACAGCTGTATAAGCAAATGATTGTACAGCAAGCGAAAGAAACCGATGCCGCCTTGCAAAAAGAATACGGGAACCTCTTTCAGACAAAAATGGAAAACTATACCAAGGCGCTGAAATTGTTCGGCGACGAGGCGGTTTTCAAACAAATGGAAGACACCGGCCTTGCGTATAATCAATCTTTTGTACGTATGTTTGTTAAAATCGGCGAAGCGTTGGGGGAAAGCAAGACGGCTTTAGCCGATGCTGCCGGCGGACAGACAGGTGTAAAAGAGGTAAGCAAGGGCGGCAAGTTCTCATTTTTCTAACATAATTTTTAGGAGATAGTAAAATGCCTACTTTGAGTATGACAGACAGCTTGACGGCGCTTGAGGTTATGCGCCGTGCAAACAATCAGGACGGATTTCATATCGTTGAGCTTATGTCGCAAACGAATGAAATATTAAAAGACATGCCCATGATCGAAGCAAACGACGGGACAGTGCACAATACCCTTGTACGTACCTCTTTAAGAAGCGGTACGCACCGTATGTACAATCAGGGTATTGCGCCCGGTGCGACAACGACGGAACCCCTGCGAGATCGTATCACTATGCTGGAAGACTACAGCATAGTCGACAAGGATTTGGCCGACCATTCGGGGAACGTCAATGCGCTTCGTGAAAGCGAAGCGGCTGCTTTTTTGTCCGGCATGGGACAGACGCAGGCAGAAGACCTTATTTACGGCGATAACGGGCGCAATCCGGAACAGATTAACGGTCTTTCCGTAAGGCTGTCATCGCTGACAAATAAGAACGTTATCAATGCAGGCGGTACGGGCAACAGCTGTACGTCCGTATATGTTGCTGCCCTCGGCGAGAGGTTCGCACATCTTATCTATCCGAAAGGCAGAAGCGATTGCGGAGTTAAGACCGAAGATATGGGAGTGCAAAACTGGCCGATGGAAGGCGGCCGGGTAATGCCTGCCTATGTACAATTCTTTTCGACGCATTACGGATTGTCGGTAGCGCACCCCGATGCGGTAAAACGTATTTGCAACATCGACATGTCCACCGCAGGGGATAAGATTATAGAACTTATTCTTGAAGCGATGATACGGCTGCCGCAAGGTGCGCCGACTGTTGCCATTTACAGCAATCAGGACGTGCTGGTAAAAATCGACAAAGCGGCATACAGCAAAGGCAATGCCGTGTATTCGCACGAAGATCCGTGGGGAGAAGTTATCACCCATATCCGCAAAGGTCGCTGCCGCAGGGTTGACGCAATCCTTTCGACCGAGCAGGCGTTGTCTTGATTTTACCGTTTTTCAGTAGTCAAGTAATTCTTGACTACTGAATATATCTTAATTTACAGGAGTATTTATGAACAATTTGTATTTGGACAAAAAACTTGAACTGTCGGACGGCCAGTCAATTACTGGCGGTTCCATTGAAAGCCAAAATGTAATTGATTTCGGTGTTGAGCATGGAAGCGCCGAAGGCAAAAGCATCGATATCAGGGTTACCGAAGACTTTGCCGGCGGGACGTCGGTTCAGTTTGTGTTGCAGGACAGCGCAAACGGAACGACCTTTACCGACAGAATAACCTCTACGGCATACCCGGCGGCATCTCTTAAAACCTCACACGGAAACCCCTTGTGTTCGATTGCAGTTCCGGCAGGATTGGGCCGCTACATGCGCTTAAAGTATGTTGCAACCGGTACCTTTACCAAAGGTAAGGTACACGCAATTTTGAACACCGAAGTGCGGGTGTAAAGGAGGACGGCATGACAAAAAAACAGTTTAAAGAAGCACGCGAACGCTTAAAACAGGAAAACCCCGATATGAGCGAGGAAGATCTTGATGAAATGCTCAGCGCACTTGAAGCTGAGCAGAATCCGGAAGTCGAGTACGTCTGTAATACCCGCTGTACGTTTGACGGTGTGTATTACAGGGAGGGCGACATTTTGGTAACGGATAAGGCCGTACCGAAATATTTTAGCGCAAAAGAATAGGCTTTGTAGTGCGGGGCTTTATGCCTCGCACTACAATTTTTTACAAGGCGGGAGCAGCACATGAATATCGATTCGGAATTGGCGAACAGAGCGCTTTCGGCTGTCGGGCAAAGCCGGCTGCAAGAAGGCGATAAAAGTTCCAAAAGCTATCTTTTAATTAAAAAGTTTTACCTTCAGACAATGCTTGAAAGTTTGGAAACAATCCCGTGGACAAGCGGTAAAAGAAGGGCAAAACTTATTAAAGCCGATATTGAAAATTACAGCGATTTCAGTTCCGCCTACAAACTGCCGCCTGATTGCGCAAAGATTATGGAACTTACGGATAAAAGCTATTATATCGTCGAGGGAAGACTGCTTTATACCGATGCATCTGACCCTATTCTTGTTTATATCACAAACGGAAGGTTACCGGAAGGACAGGAAATATCGGCCGATGATTATCCTGAATATAAAAAGATAGAGTACGAAGCGATGTTTTATCAGGCGTTTGAATTGCGCTTGGCAAGTAAAATCGCACTGGAACTTTCCGGAAAAGAAAAATTACACCAAATGCTTTTGCAGGAAGCTGCCGTCATAGAAGAGGCGGCGTACAGAAACACTAAAACGCTGAGCGCCGGACGAAAAAGCGGAAAAGAATGGTGGTAAGCTATGCTGATTACAAACTTTGCTGGCGGAGAGGTTGCAGAAAGTCTTTTCGGACGAGTTGATTTACCAATTTATCAAATGAGTGTGAGGCGCCTCGATAATTTTTTTGTTATTCCGACAGGCGGTATAACACGGAGAAGCGGCACGCAGCGACTGGGAAAGTTAAAGGGAGAAGCGCGACTTATCCCTTTTATCGTGAACAATAGCCTGTCGTTTATTTTTGAAGTCGGAGCCGAGTACATACGGATATGGAAAAACGGGAACCTGTTGACGAACGCGGGAAATCCTATAGAGTTTTTACCGACATCCGATTTACCGTTGTATAAAAAAGCGCAGCTAAGCGACATACAATACGCACAAACATATGACAGTTTATATTTGGTGCATCGGCATTACAAGCCGTATGTGATTAACTGGCAAGGCGGAGACAGTTTTACACTGTCAAGTCTTGCAATCACCGGCAATGCCCACAAGGTTCCGTTTGAGGGACAAGAGAATTATCCGGGCTGCGTAGCAATCTTTAACGGCCGTCTTATTCTGGCAGGGACGACAAAGGAACCGCAGAAGATTTGGGCAAGCAAGGTATTTGAATACACAAACTTTACCTACTTTGATACGGTGGTATCAAAATCTACACAGTTAAAAAACCCCGATTTACGGGTATTCAGTGCAAAAGCGACAAAAGACAGCAACATTCTCACTTCCGTTACGAAGGATTTTACGGGTATTGCACATATTACAGATTATTATATTTCAGGTCACAAGGGGATTCCGAACGGTACGAAGGTTGTATCGGTTACAAACGACACGATGACGTTATCAAATGCGGTAACGGTTGATAAAGAAGATATGGTATTATCGATACATCTTTGGAAAAATGCCGACAGTCCCACAAGCGAAGACTATGAAGAAAAAGAAATAATAAATAACGTAACGAGCCCTGCCCATGCATACAGCTTTGAATTGGGTAGCGACAAAAACGACGCTATAAAGTGGCTTGCCGCCGCAAAAGATTTGATTATCGCAACGGAAAGTTCGGAGTGGATAATGGGTGAAAATGTAACTGCAACCAATGTACAGGTACAATTGCACAGTAGGTACGGGGCAAGCTCTTTTCAAGCGTGCCTAGTCGGTCAGGCGATTGTGTATATCGGATCTGGTGGAAGGTCCGTTAAAAACTATGTATATGACTATGAAGAGCGAACGTATAAATCGATAGATTTAACGCAGGCGGCCGCTCATCTATTTGCACAATCGGAAGCGGTTGATTTTGATTATACGCATGTGCCTGTCCCGAATATTTTTGTAACGCGAAAAGACGGGGTTGTATGTACTCTTTTATACGATAAGAACAACGGAATTGCCGCGTGGAGTAAAATCGTAATAGGCAACGGAAGAATAAAAAATACGGTAAGCACAGCTTCTGTCGACGGGTATGACGATGTGTATTTTTGCGTTGAACGGCAAAACGCTTTTTATCTTGAAAAATTATCAAAGACGGCAAAGGTGTATCTTGATAGCTTTTCGTATTTCGACGCCGATACGCAGCAAGGCGATTATCCGGGTTCCTCGATATATATAAGTGAAGACGATAAACTGTATGAACTTGAAGCGCTTCCCGATGAATATAAAGATTTTTCAAAAAAAATGTATATCGGGTATCCGTATGAAAGCGTTGTAGAAAGTCTTCCGGTTATAAACGATACACGTAACGAAAAAAAGCGTATCGTAAGTTTGCTTATCAGATTTTTGCAGTCGCATCTACCTTTTGTATCTCAATGCACACAAGCCGAAGAGCTGCCGAGTGAAACGGAGCCTTTTGACGGGGTAATTCTTGTACCGGTACGATCGAGCTTTGAGCGAGATGTGTTTTTTAAGATGCGGTTTGCAAAGCCGCACGGGTGTACAATTGTAGCGGTAAACGCGGATTTGGCATAAGGGGCTGTTATGGGTTTAATGTTGGGATTGGGACTTGCATTCGGCGCACTCGGTGCGGGTTTCGGCATTTTTTCTGGATTGAATCGATCTTGGGAAGAGCAAGAAGAGATTGCGGCACAAAAAGAAGCCGAAAGGCGAATGCGCGAAGCTCAGATACAAGAGCAAAAGGCGGCCGCTGAACGTGATATCGCCTATGCAAAATCCGCATTTAAGATTGAACAGGAAGATGCGATACGCAAAGCAGGTGATATATGGCATCAGGGTGAAAGGCTTGATGACAAAAGCGATCTTGATGAAACGTTGACCGGGCGGGCTTTTAATCTTGCCGTTAAAAAAGACAAAATTGCCGACGACAATGCGCTGCGCACGGAACAGCGCGGAAGGCAGAACTTTGCACATGCGCAAGGGCAAATGAAAGCCGCTTTTGGCTTATCAGGGACACGGGCAGGCACAAACAGCGCAGAAGCGCTTTTGGAACAAAATGCGCAAAACTTCGATCAGGATTTATCCCTTATGCAAAATCAGCGGAAGGCGGAACGGGAAACAAACCTTATGAGTGCGTGGGCGTCTTTAAGAAGCGGCATGCAGCGCATTGACGAAACAAGAGATGCCGCAAATATGGCCTTTCGGGATTCCAAACAGTTAAAAGCCGACTATTCGGACGGCGGAAGAGCGGTTAATTTATTTAATCAAAAAATAGATAACCGTAGAGCCGACTTACAGGGGAACATCAATTTACAGAATCTGGGCGGTTATTTTAAGCAACAGGCATTGACTCGTGCCTACGATCGTGCAGGATACGGTTTTTTAGACGGATTAACGGATTTATTCACCGGCTTTTCATCAGGCTTTAATTTCGGAAGCGGGGTTGCAAACTTTGCAAACAACTGGGCAACACCCGGCATGAAGGCAGTATCCGGCACTGTGCAGGGAGTGTCCTCGACATTTAGCGCCCATCGTCCTTACAACGAAGGCTCTCCGTTTTTGCCGAACTCGTATTTATCAAACGCGCAAAAGGTGCGTAATCCGTTCGACAATCTGTTTTAAGGGAGTAGATAATGGGTAGAGCAAGTCTTTTTGATGCATTTCAGGCGGCAACCGGAGCTACACAAACGGTACTTAACTCGTTGGATAAAGAGTATCGGGCACAAGCGGCAATCGAAGTGCAAAATGCACAACTTGAAAACGCCGAAGCGTTTGACCGCTTCTTAATGGATATACAGAACTCCGGTGATTGGGAGAATTACGAGAAAGACTGGGAAGTTTTTAAGGCGAAAGCGTATAACGCCGGAGCAAAAAACCTTACCAGTCCGTACGCACGAAAAATATACGACAGTCAATATAAGGATGCTGAAATAAAACAGCGCTTAACGGTGCGTCATGCCGCAGATCAAAAAAGACGGCTTGAAACCGTTACAAACGGCTATGCGCTGGTCAATCGCATGGTAAACTCAACTGCGTATGTAGATAAAGAGATTGTCCTTGAAGACGGCAGCGTATATACCAAAAGCTCAGGCGAACAAAAGGTTGAGGATATACAAAAAACTTTGCTGAATATGTATGAAGGAGGTCTTATCGATTATGCGCAGCTGAATCAACATATGAAAGAAGGGGCCGCGAATGTCATGTTTACCGATATGGTCAATGCGGGAAAAGCGGCCGTTGATGACATGGATAATCTTGAAACAGTATTGGCAAAAGTCGGAAGCTACAAAGGAACGTATACGAGCGTTGCAGGGGACACGGTAACGCAGGATATGGTAATGGATAAGGCAAAGGCATCGGTTGCCGGTTATTTTAGTGAAAAACAGCAATTGCGCTGGAAGGAAAGCGAACAGGGCGCCTCTCAAATATACGCACAGATGCTGCCGCTGTTATCACAAGGAGATTTTGACGGCGCAGTTCTTATGGCGCAAAAGGGCCTTGAGTATATACAACAGCGGGACGCACAGTATAAGGGGGACGGTTTGAGCGCCTCGCTACGCGACGAGTATACACAGAAGTTCAGTATTTTCGATAACATTCGGCAGACCGGCAAAAAAGGGATATATGGCGCCTATGCAAAAATGAAAAAAGATGATGTGGTAGATTATTTACACGTACTGAGGGTGAACGGTATTACCATAACAGATAAAGACGGTAAAACACGGACGGAGCATTTTTCCGCAAAAGAGCTGGTAGAGCATTTTCGTGATGAGGTTATACCGAAGATGATTGCAGCAGACCCTGAAAATGAGCCTTTAATACAGGCCGAATGGGGCGGCGCGCTGTTTAAGTTTGCCGATACGCTGCTTAAGGCCCCGTATGCACCGGCAGGGGTTGCAGATTATGTAAGCAATCTGGATACAACCATTGAAAATACCGTGCGGCTTAAAATCGGCAACAAAAAAGCGCAGACACCTGAAGGTAAAGCACAAATACAATACACGCAGGCGCTCGTTAAAGCGCAGATTGCTTCACAGGCCGCAGAGTTTACCACGAAAGACGGGAGACTTAACGTAGACGGTCTTAAAACCGTCGTAAACAATGCGATTGACAGCGTTTTTGTAAAGGAGATGAAGAGTAACTCAAACGATAAGACTGTCGTAGAGAACGCAAGCGCATACGGAAACACAAAAAAAGAAGACCCCTTCGGAAGCAACATCGGAACAGGTAAGGGAGAAGAACGTGGGGGCCGTCTGCTTAATATTGCACTTGATCGTGTGGCCAAGTTTGAAAATATAAGTGTCGGAGAGGCCGGCGATAAATATAATAAAACTATTCAAGATGGCGGTTCGGTACTTATTACGGATAAAGATAATAAACCGGTTTATTCTGTCAGAATAACGCAGGACAAAAAAGGCAAGGAAATATATGACGTGCTGCCGATTGAAAAAACCGAAGGCGGCAGGTTACGGGCCGTTCAGCCGGAAAAGAGCTCAAAAGAAGTTGCAAAAGCAACACAAAAATTCCAAAACAGAGCGGCAAGTATAAATTTATACAATGATGTCGAAGGCGGGTATAATGCCGTCAAATTTAAAGATTCGTTCTTAAAAAAAGTAGAAAAGATTGCACCCGAAAATCAGGATTTGTTTTTGGAAGCAATACAAGAAACCGAGTCCGAAATAAAAAAGAAGGCGGAAAGTGGTGAAGATACATTTACGACCTCTCAAATTAAAAAGGTTCAAGACAGGATTTGGGCACTTTACGAGCAAAAAGTACGAGGAAAGGAAAGATAATTATGGCGGATAATAGACTTGTGCAAGAAGTATACAGTAGAAGCGGTAGGACGCGCTATTATGCAGCCGACACAGAGCCGAACGAAGTATTTAATACGGCGAATACGCAAGAGAAAAAAAGCGCCGATTATTCATTTTTAAGCGCCGAAAGTATCGGAGCACGGCTGGATGAAAAACGTAAAGAACGTGAAGATTTTAAGGATACGTATTTAATCGACCTTGACGACAAACAGCGCTCACTTTTGAACGTTATGCTTGAGCACAGCGAAAATCCCGAAGAACAAATATACAAGTTTGCGACGGCCGTAAAATATGCTGAAGGCTTTAATATTCCGCTTGATTTTGCCTATGAAAATCTCGATGCGATAAACCGTAATTGGCTGGGTATCGGCATTGAAGCGCACAAAGGAAATTTTAAGGCGGTCGCCGACAGTTTTGAAATCGGCATAAATACACTGAGAATGAGCAATGCCGGCCGCGATTTAATGAAGGCCGAAGGCTTAGGTGATGAGAAAGAGATACAGACAGCTCTTGAATATCTTAACGACTTGGAAAAAGATAGCACGCAGCTTCAGGACAAAATCCCCCGTAACTGGTTGGTAAACCTTTTGAAATCCGGGGCGAACACGGTGCCCTACTCGGCTGCCGTTTTAGCCCCTTCTCTTGCGGCAAGTGCGGTGAATCCGGCACTGGGAACGGCTGTCGGCTTCGGCGTGTCGGCCGAACTCCAAACAGGACTTGAATATTGGGAGCTGCGTAAGGCAGGGGTAAAAAAAGATATTGCACGAAACGTTGCGCTTCTTTCCGGCGGCTTGCAGGCAGTGGTAGAGACTGCATTGGGACACGTTGCAGGCGTTACCGGTAAAGGATTGGGAGCCGACAAGGTTGTAAGTAAACTTTTAACGCGCCTCAATGCAAAAGGCATCTTCGGCCACATGGGTAAAGCGCTCTTGTTTTACGGGGCCGACGTTTTTGAAGAAGGCGTTGAAGAGGCGATACAGGAACTGATAAGCGCTGGCGGAAAAGAATTGGCCAGTGTATTACAAGGCGAAGGCGTTGAAACAGATACTGCCGTTGAAGTTGCAGAAAAAACATGGGAGAGTTTTAAGGGCGGTCTTGCAGGGTCCCTGCTTTTAGGTGTGCCGGGTGCGGTAAAGTTTGCACACATGAATAAAGTGGAAGCAGCCGCTTTACAAAAAGATGCCATAAGTACGCCGTCGGAAGAAGCTTTTATACGCAAAAACAAAGACAACGTTGTTTTTGAAGGAATGACCGAAGAAGATACCAAAGAGGAACTGTGCAATATTTTTGATGCGCAAAAAGCTAAGCGAGAGCGCTTTCAACGCAGCAAAATAAACGATTATGACGAATGGCTGTCGAGCGAAGCGCGCGTTGAAGGCGAAGCGGTCATAGATGAAAAAGGAAACACCGTATACGAAACGGACGAACAGGGAAAGGCGGTCCTTGAGGCGGATGAAAACGGCGAAGTACATAAAAAGGTAAAACGCTATGAAGCTGCGAGTGATGTGGTGCGACACAACGATCGATTATACATAGCAGAGGGTTATCGAAAAGAAAATGAAAGCGGCATTGTGCAAGGAGAATACATCGCAGGAGACCCGACGCGGGAAACGGATGACAACGACTACGGCCATATCTACTATACGCAGGATACAAATAAAAATACGGTAAAAATTACCGGCGTTGAAATGATGAGCGATCGGTATAACGGTATTATAAAGGAGTTTGTACGGGATTTTACCGAAAAGTTTGCAGGAAGCCGTATTATATGGGAGCCGAAAGGTGAAACCTTGCAAGCCGTAAAAAATCAATTGATTGCTGAAAATCCTACGGGAAAACAAAACGGCTTACAGTATTTTGCCGACATCGATACGGCAGAGGAAAAAAGAGCGGATATAAAACTATACGAGCGTTTAAAGGAAACAATGCCGCAACTGTCGGAAACAGAGCGGCATACAGCCGTTGCAGTTTTTGACGCGCTCGCACAAGGTGCCGGCATGGATGCGCAAACTTATCTTAATACGTACTACGCCGATGAGATTTTGACGAACAAAGAACCTGCGAATATGCAAAAAGTTGCCGCGCAGCAAGATATAGAAAAAAGCAATATAAAAGGTGCCACCGATTTTACGGAACTTGCAAACGATATAAAAGCCCTTGTGTATGTAAGCGAAAAAGCCGATTTTAGTACGTTCGTACACGAAGTATCGCACGTTGCCCGGCGCACGATACAAGGGGAACTGTTACAAAAGGCGGAAAAAGCATTCGGGGTAATCGACGGCAAATGGACGCGAAGCCAAGAAGAGAACTTTGCGCAAGGGTTTGAGCAATATTTGAGAGATGGAGTTGCACCGACTCAAGAGTTAAAAACGGTGTTTCAAAAAGCGGCGGAGTTTTTAGCCCGCATATATAAAAACTTACAGGAATTATTGCACATAAACGATGAAATACGGCAGGTATACGATGAACTTTTGGGCGGTCAAAAGAGCGTATTAAAAGATGCTGAACAAAGTACAGCTGTTAACAGCAACATCATAAAAGAATTCGGCCAAAATTATACTGAGTATTACCACAAGGGAATAGAAGCGATTGAGAAGGTTTTACAGGAAAAAAAGGGACAAGTTGCAGGAGCTTTTAACAGACCTGACGTAGGCGATATTGACGTTGTTTGGGGTAATGAGAAAATAGGTTTAGAAAAAATCATAAACAAACACCTCAACGATTTTATTGATTTTGGTATTGCAGAGACAGGTATTTCCAACGGCATTGATGAAATAGTTCGTAACGGAGATCTTACCGAAAAGAACGGTATTAAAACTATCGTTTATAAAAAGAACGGGAAAACATATAAGGTCGGTCTAAGTCAAGGTTGGAACGGGAAAGGTAATAATAAATGGATTATAACGGCATACGAGGCAAACATGGGAAGCGGCAAAGGCAAGACCCTTTCTGCTGTCGCCGATTTTAATTCTTCGCAGACACCCGAAGAAACCGCTACCACTAACAATACTATAGCACAAGATACCGATGCGGTCAACAGCGAAGAAAGCAAAAATGAAGAAGTGAAAGCCTCGTATGATAAAGCGGCAAACGCTGCGCGGTATGCCGGGCGTTTAAGCGATGAAGAGCTTAAAGACATGCTGTTTCAAACTGAACAGACGAAAGAAGAAACGCAGGGAATGGAAGCGGTACGCAAACAATACGAGGGAACTGATAAGTGGCTAAAGGCGCCGAACGGGAATGATACACGATTAAGTGAAAAACAGTGGCTACAGGTACGTACCGACAGTTTTAAGAAATGGTTCGGCGATTGGGAAAACAATCCCGAATCGGCAAGTAAAGTTGTAGATGAAAACGGAGAGCCGAAAATATTATATCATCAAACGAGAAATTCATTTGATATATTCGACATTAAACACCAAGGAGCCGGAACTAACGATAGTGAAACCCCATACGGCATTTTTATGAAAGAAGACAAAGCTAATATCGGATTAGGTCCTATTCATATGCCGTTATTCACAAATATACGAAATCCATTATACTTTCGGAATCGTTTGGATATTGCAAAATGGCTAAACGAAAATGTACCGGGATATAAAGTTGCCGCAGAAGCAATGAGAGAGCGGCTAAAAGAGTTAAATGAACGATTTGAAGAAGAAGACGCAAAAAATGATAAAGAATACAACAAGATCTATACAGAATACACATCAGGAAAAATTACAAAAAAAGAATTCGATACTCGAATAACAGAACACCTTGAAAATGATTTTCTTGATTACGCAATTGATGAAATGAATAAATATGAAAACACGACATCCGCCGAATTAAAAAACATGCTGGATACGTATATGCGCAAGACTGAGTATGACGGTATGATTTTAGATGAAGATACCGGAAGTGGTCGGCGAATAGTACATACGATAATTGCTTTTAATCCCAATCAAATAAAATCCGCGGTAGACAATAAGGGTACATTCGACAGTACCAATGACAATATTTATTTTCAAACGGAAGCTGATTTTTATGATGAAAGTGCGCAGGCTATCAATAAAGAGGTGATAAAAGACGACATAGAAAAAATTATTATCGGCGAAGACGTCGATGTCGGAAGATTCTACCGCATGTTTTACGGCAACAGTGAGCAGCGGGCATTGTATGACAAAGCGTTTCGTGATGCTATTACGCCGGAACTTGAAGAAGCGCTTAAAAAAGATACAAAAGACGAAAAGGCAAAAAACGACACCTTTATAAAAATTATGCAGAATAAAGAAGTGCTGCGTGATTTTATGAAGCAATACATAAGCGCCTCGCAAAGCGCAGGGCCTACGGCCGATATGATACACAATTTGAGTTCCGCCGCAGTTTTTGCCACCTTGTCGTATCAGATAGCAAACGGTAAAGCTTTTACCGAAAAGCAACAGAAACTTGCCATGAATGCGCTTATGCAAAATGTGGAAGGATTTCGGAACGTATTTGCCAAACTGAACGGCTATGAGGCGCTGATAAGTCTTACGAAAGCGGAAAAAGCATGGACGCAATCGTGGGCGGAAGCGACGTTTAACGGACAGGTTGCACAAGTTGAACAGGGCGAGAAAAAACAGGGACAGGCAAAAAGTAGAAGCGAAACGCAGGACGCACTCTTTTTGGAAGAAATGGAAGACGATGAAAAATTAAGTTCGTTTTTGAAAGAAGCATCTCGGATAGCATTTTTTAACTTTGATGAATTTGAGGCACAAGATGAAAGCGATGCGCAATATCGCGATGAGTTAAAACGCAAGCAAGAAAGAATAGGAAACGTTATGCGTAATCAGGCGTGGAAAAGCCAGCTCATAAATGCGTATCATGGCAAGGATTTATCAGATTATGCCATTAAAAATATACGTGGACAAATGAATAATGCGGCCCGCACCTATCGCTCGTTGTACGCGGATATTATGGAACGGCAGGATATGCGGGTAAAAGATGCGGACAGCACCGATGAAATTATCAAGACAAAGCTAAGAAGCCGCAAACAGTCGGCAATAAAACTCGATGAACTGCGCCTTGAAAACATGAGTGCAAAAGAAAAAGAGCTTTTAATACAGGCGCTCGACAACGAAGAAATGGAGCAAAATATCCGCAAAGGGTACATTACCCTTGATGATGTCGGAAAAAGCGAGCAGCTGGTAAAGGCAAAAAATCAAAATATTAAATCGCTTGAAAACAAAATACAGCAAATGCACGAAGACACGCTATCGGACAAATCGCAGATCGGGAAACTTGAACAGCAGCTACGTGATGAAAAAATCAGCCGCAGGGTTTTGGCAGACACGATACGGGCGCGCGACGTTGCCTTAAAAGCGGTAATGCGGCGTATAAATCTTAAAGCGTGCAATGTGGATGAAGCGCAATCGATTGCAGCGGTCCAGTGGTATTTGAGAGGGAATGTGCAAAAAGCGCTTAATGCAACGGTCGACAAAGCAGAGCCTGTTATACGCGAAGCATATGCACTGTGGAAGACAAGCCCGGAGTACCGGCAAACACTGAGCCGGATGCTTTCGCGTAAAAAAGAATGGGGCCAATTACGAAATTTATTCGAACACAAGGATATCGGTGAATGGACGGCAGATGATAAGAAACTTGCCGCCCGTCTTATACCGGGCCGAAACAAGTTTTTTTCTTTGGGCTTATATAACCGAACCGAGAAAAACTTTTATGACATGAAAACCGCTGCGATGAGCAGTGAACAAATCGCACAAGAAGCTGCGGCAGCTCTTGGAGAAACGTTGGCGGCACGCCTTACGCACCGGCCGCTTAAACAGTGGACCGTCGATGAACTGATAGAGCTTGCACAAAAAATAGATGAAGTGTACAAAGACGGGCGAAAAAAATATCTCGCGAAAAAAGCGGCGTTGCGTGCAGAAGCGGAAGGCATACGTATGGACGGGATTTCGGCCTTTAGAAACGCTAAAAACTGGCGCGGGAAGACTTTGTACAAAGAAATACCTGCTGCATGGAGCGAGGAAGAAAAAAGTAAAACCGGCGGCATCGGTTCGTTTTTGAGAAAAGCAAAGTATGTGGCAATGCGGCCGTATGCCTTTATTGAAATGCTTGACGGCGGCCGTCAGGGTACGCTATACGACCTTTTTGAGTATGAACAGCGCGAATGCAATGCGGTATTTCGGAAAAATACCGATGAAAAAATCGACTCTTTTTACAGTTTTTTGAAAGACCATAAACTTGATTTATCGGAGCTTGACACAAAGATTGTGTTTGACAGATTTTATGAGAATATACATAATCCGCTTGAGGGAAAGCCTTTAACACTTACCGTAAAAGAAATACTCGGTGTGTATCTTGCAAGTTTCGATGAGAGATCGCGCGAAGCGGTACAGTACGGAAACTTTGCCGAACAAAAAGAGCGTGATTTTGCCCAAAAAGGGGACGGCAAAACATCTCTTGACGTATCTACCGAGCGGCGCCTGAATACGGTGGTAAAAAAAGCAGAAGAGCTTTTAGCAAAAGATAAGCGACTTTCAAGCCTTGTTACTTACTTACAAAAAGAATACAAAGAACAGGGAGAGCGCCTGCAAAAACATGACAAAGAGGTAAACAATAAAATAACCGAAATCGTGGAACATTATTTTCCCATGCAGCGATTGGACGTATCGGGCGAGGAAGATGCACGGCAAACGCAAAAGAAAATACAGGGCGAGTTTGCAACCGGTACCCGGCACGGCATTGCAAAGGGACAAACAAAGGAGCGCACCGATATATCGGGCGGTTATCAAAAACCGATAAAACTTGATGTTATATCAACGTATCTGCAAAGCGTTGAAGCGAATGAACGATTATTTGCCTATGATAAATATGCACAAAAGTTAAACCGCGTAGTTAAAGGCTACGGATCGGAACGTTTTATAAAAGACCTTGAGACGACCTACGGGCGAGAAGCGGTAAGCTATCTTAACAAACAGGTAAACACAATCATCGATCCGACAGCAGGTCGGGTGTACTCATCTACCGATAAGGTATTGCGCGTCTTACGGGGCAATACGGCTGCCGCATATTTGGGTTGGAAACTTTCAGGCATTATAAAACAGGGTATAACAAGCCCCGCCCCTTTTTTGCAGTATGTAAATCCTATCAATTACACAAAAGCGGCTGTTGATTGGACGATACACCACGACAAGATGAAAGAGTTCGTCTACTCGCACTCCATTTTAATGAAAAACCGCAGCTTTGATATGATGCAGACAATCGCCGACGAACTTGCACAAAATGCAAAAACAAAAGCGGGCAAGGCGATCACGCAAGCCCAGCAACTGGGTATGCAGGGCTTGGAATGGGTTGACCGTACCTGCGTTGCACCCGGCTGGCTTGCAGCGTACCGCGAAGAAGAAGCGCGTTTAAGAAAAAAGAATGCAAGTCTTGAAAAACCGTTAAACGATAACGATATTGACATGCAAGCAAGCCGCTATGCCGACGATGTATTGGTGCGCACACAACCTTCAGGCCGTGCCGAAGAACTGGCCCCGCTTTTCCGCGAAGGTGGCGAAGCGCTGCGCATGCTTTTGCAATTTCAAAGTTCTTTGAATGTTATCTATAACAATGTTCGCCACGATTTACCGAATGCGATACGCAATAAACAGTACGGCCGTGCTGCCGGCATTATAACCGGCTATGCGCTTGCAGGCATATTGGTAGGTGCGGTTACGGAAGGCTTCGGCAGCGATGACGACGATGATAAGGATAAAATTAAGCGCGGCGTGTATTACGCCTTTACGCAGTACACGGACAGCGTGCCGGTTATTAACGGTATCGTTGACAGTGTATCGGAAAAGCTGATAACGGGAAAAGCACGTTACAGAGGCAGTACCAGTATATATGCTGCAGTTGAAAAACTTGCACAAGGAACGGCGGCTTTGTCGGATGCCGATATACAAAAAGCGGCCGCCCGGTACGCGGAAGCCGCAGGGCTTACATTGGGATTGCCGACAAGCGGCACAAAAGAGGCGCTGTATGCTGCCGAGCAGGCTTTTACTGGTGATATACCGAGCGCTCTTTGGGGGAGAAGACAATGAACTTGCAGGCAAACGATAAGAGTTACGAAGCATTAACCGTCGGCAGTCTGAATGTACTGGGGAAGCTGGATAACGACCGATTAAATTCTATACACACGCACTTACAGACAAGTGACGCACAACAAAAGCGTATTGTGGCTGAAATGCAAAAATTATACGAGAACATATCGGCAGACGGCGTTATCAGTGCAAATGAAAAGCAGTTATTGAAAAAAGAAATAACGATTATTGAAGCGGAATATCCTGTTGTACTTGCGAAAGCAGAGAGTGCTAAGAAGGCCACGGCAGACATACAAACTTATAAACAAGCATATAGCGCTTTAACTGCATATCTTTACAGTGAGCTTAAAGTGTTTGATGATATGGGTATCCCTCTTGCAGTTGACCGAGATCTGTTTAACAAAGTATTTGCAACTTACTATAAAGGTCTTGCAGCACTACAAATAGCAAAAGACGGCTCCGACGCAAAAATCGGCCTGCCTCACAAAATAAAAAGCAGTTTATACTGCAACTTTGACGAAAAACAACGTCATATTGCAAAGGTCAATCCCTCTTTTACGGCATGGCACAGCTTTGTCATTGAATACGATTTAACCGGCAGAACAGAAGTGCGGATGAGTTTTTTTGACGCATTAAACGCCGTTATCATTTTGAAAGGAGAACCTCAAGAAAACTGTACTTTTTATGTCTATTTTGACGAAGCAAACGGGAACGGAGCAAAGCAATATCAATTTGTGTACCGATTAACGGGAACTAAAGCCGTAACGATTACTACCGGGAAGGAACACACACAAACTATTGTACAGCACATAACGGAAAAAACGTACGGCTCAGGCTGTTATGCGGTAGTAGACATACTGGGCAATGTATGGTCTTTTACCGGCGAATTGAAAAAATCGGATGTTGCAGGCGTTATCGACGAGGCAAAAACAGAGGTTGAAACACTTATACAGAATACAACAAACGAATATAAAAATGACGTACATACATTTGTTTTTAATGAAAAAAATAAAATTGAAACCTTTATACGAGATAAAATTGATGAGGTAAACAACGCAGCAGCCGACCGTTTCGTGCGCGAATCGGGGCAGCTTGGCGAAGTGCGTTACTTTACGAGTAAAACCTATACCTACGGCTTTTTGTACGCGAACGGCTATGCGTTTATCCCGGACCTATACCCCGAATATTACGAGTTTTGGCTTGCCAACTTTGCAGACCCGCGCAAAAAAAACTATCTGGGCTACGACCGCTTCGGCTATCCCAAACTCCCGGATTTACGGGGTACCGCACTGCGAGCGGTTGACGACGGAGCCGGCCGGTGCGGGGCAGATATGGTGCTGGAGTATCAGGCGGACGCGATACGCAATATTACGGGGTGCTTTGGCGACGCTCCGTGGAACGATAACGAGCGCTATTATGGCGGCGCGCTGTATAGTATAAGAGGTTCTACCGACGGCAACGCCGGCTGGCTATCATCCGGTAAATACCTACGACTAACCGGCTTTGACGCCTCGCGCGTTGTGCCCACTGCGGCGGACAATCGCGTAAAAAACTACGCGGTATACCCGTTTATAAAAGTAATTTAAGGAGACAATAAAATGACAAACGAACAAATATTGCAGGCGGTAAACCGCTTAACTGACACGTACAATCAGCTTAACGATAATCTGGCGCTGTTACAACAGACGGGGCAACTGCCGACGCCACTGTATAGCAACGCGCGGATAATTTGGGACGGACTATCGGATTATCAGATGACCGACCCGCCTATAACCGATATCGTCAACGTCGGCGCGGGCGCGGTGAAAAAATACGGCAAATGGAATACACAGTACATAATAGCCTGCGAGGATAAAACGACCATCACAAACTGTACAAATCAAGTACCTGTCAATTATGTTGTAATTAAGTTTAAGCCGACCGACAAGGACGGCACCTTTTTTGTCAAACAGTCAAACCCCGACAGTTGGGCGCACGGGATAATCAGCGCATGGCTCGCCGACCCGGTAAGCAAGGCGCCCGTTACGTTTTTGGGCAGCGCCTGTGCGGATAAACACTTCGATGTCGGTAAATCCGTTGTACTCGGCCCTGACAACGCCCATGCGTGGGTGAGCCGTTATTATCAGTGGATAGCGTTTAACTACAACAGCGCCGACTTACACCTTGATGATAACGGCTATGCATACATAGCTCTGTCGTCAAGCGTTGCAACGTGGCACATCGGCGGCTGGGCAGTCGCGGAGCGCAACACCGATTTTTTGTGGACTCCCTCGCACGTGCTTTGTCTTGATTTGTTCGGTACGGCGTCAAAAGCAACGCACCACGGATTGGACGAGCAATTAACCTTATCACGCCTTGACGTAAACAAAACGTACAAGGACATGCGCATCCCCTACCAGAGGGCGGGCAAGGATGTACTTATCGGATTTTTGTGTTTGGATAACTGCGGTATACCAAATCCCGTTTTTTGCGGGGCAAAAACGCAAAAAGTATGCCGCTATGATCATATTCCCGTCGGCAACTTTGCGCGCATCAGACAGGGTATATTTAAATACCGCTGGAGCTTTTTGCATGTCCCTGCAAGTGAAGCAGCGGCAAACACGATCGATATATCAGGTCTACGCTGTTTGCAACTTGACATAAAAATCGGCGAAAATGAGCGCGCGTTTTATTTTGCGGGTGCGTTTACCGAGAGTGAGGCGTAACAGAGATGGAAGCAATCAATTACGCGCCGAACGCAATGGCAAACATGGTTTTACCGCCCGATGCGCAAGTCGTAACAGGGGTGCTGGGGAATGCGGTATATTTACCGGCAGGACACGGCAGTGTTGCCATAACGGGAAGCTATGATGTTATGAGCTTATCGCTTTGGCGAACATGGGACGGGGTAACAGAAACGGACAGCAAGCGCGGCATCTTTGCGTTTAAGAATTGTGTCGCTTTTTTTGAGCATACAACGGGTAAATTGCATGTTACGCTGCCTGACGGAACCTCTACAGAAACCGAACTTACCGACGATACCGAACTTACTCACTGGGTGTTTATGTTTATCAAAAACGGCAGTTTAAAAATATATAAGAATGCCGCCCTTGTATATGAAGCACAAACCGGAAATACCACTATAGACCTTTCAGACGGTTTTGTTTTAGGCGGGGGGAAAACCCATGCAACCTTTGACGAAGTTTGCATATATGAAGAATTATTAAAACAAGAACAGATAAGCGGTCTGTATTATCTCATAAGCAGCGGTACGCCACCGGCACAAATAGAAAATATCGCACAAGAGACGGCAGCAAAATACTTAGGCGTATGCGAAACGGTGCCGGCAAACAGTGTTGTCGTTATTGTTAAAGGTGAGCATCCGGGTGCCGTATATGCAAACTTGGGAGACTGGGTACTCATGAGTAAAACCGTCGGCGGCTGGAAAGCGGGTGTGTGTTATCGCTGGACGGGAATGATGTGGCTTAATCTTGAGCCCGAATATAATTACGAAGCTCAGTATCAGGCATGTTTGTCGCATATTTGCGAAATACCTGAGTTAAAACAAGATACAGGGCATTACGGGGCACTGTTTGCAAAACTGTTGGTAGCACAGGAAGCGTTTGTCGAAAAACTTATTACCAGCGAGGCATTTATAAACAGGCTTGCAACAAACGAAGCGTTTATCGATAAACTGGTAACTAAAAAGTTGTTGGTAGACAGCGATACGGCAAATCCGGATAATTTTGAATTGGCGATAAATGAGCAAGTGGGAATATTGGCAAAGAAAGGCAGTGAAAAAATCTTTGAGGTTACCCCCGATGGGCAAGGTTTTTTCTGCGGCTCGATTGAAGCAGGGCCGTTATCATTATCACTTAAATCACCGGGGGAAAGGGAGTTTAGTTTTAATGTAGGAACCAGAGTTTATCTTATTTGTAAGAGCGTTGCTACAAGCATACACGGAGCAGGGTTGTTCTATTGCTCTGGATCATATGGTGATAAAAAACTAAAAGCAATTTCTTTTTCATATGAAACGAGAAAACAATACGTTGATAGGATTGGTGGAAAATATTTTGTAGGGGGTGGCTTCTGGGGAAAAATATATCAAAGGATTTGGAGAGCAGAGTCTACATGGCAGACCGGGACAATAGAGTTTATTTATAATGATGATGTAAAAGAAACAATAAAAGAGGCAATGACAGAAATTCTTTTTTTTCATGTTAAAGACGAGTTTGTAAGAAATGATACACGATTAACTTCTTATGAAGAAAGTTTTGCAGATCCTTCAAACAGTACATCTGGTGTGGTAGAGATAACAAAGCCACTTAATATTGTTGTCAACGCCGACAGCCATACATTGCTTCTAAAGAAACTGCCACTTGGCGCCGATCCGTCGTATATCTCAGGCACGGTTTACCGTGATAACGATGGCAGGTTATTTGTCGTACCGTAGTTTAACAGGGGGTATCCTAATCCTCATCCGAATATTTCCACAGCTCATTTTCATCCCAGAACTTTTTTGCCCAGGATTCCAGGCCGCTTTCGTATGCTTTTTTTATCCAATAAGCGGCTTGTTTTTTATTGACCGGAATGCCGTCTCCCTTATAATACATTACACCAATAAGATATTGCGCATAATAGTGCCCTTTTTCAGCCGCCTTTGTATACCAATATACAGCTTGCTCCTTATCAACAGGAATCCCTTCACCTTTATAATATATTAGGCCTAAATCGTATTGCGCTGTAACAAGTCCTTGTTCAGCCGCTTTGGTATACCAAAATATAGCTTTTTCTTTATCGGTAAGAACACCTTTCCCATTTTCATACATAGAACCTAGGCTATATTGAGCATCAGCATATCCTTGTTCAGCTGCCTTCCTATACCAATATAGAGCTTCTTTCTTGTTAACCTCTGTACCTTCGCCTCTTTCATAAATTACACCTAAAACATATTGGGCGACACAACTACCTTGTTCTGCAGCTTTGGTATACCAATATATTGCTTGCTTTTTATTGACTTCCGTGCCAACTCCATTAAAATACATGTATCCAAGGGTGCGCTGGGCAATACTGTCTCCTTGTTCAGCTTTCTGTACGATTTCTTCAATATTTTCCGTAAAACATGCAACCGCTATGGCGAGCAACGCAAAAACACAAAAAAACTTTTTCATAAACTATTTACTTCCTTTGTTCTTCTTATTTATAAAGTCAACTATAAGCAATGTTAAAACAAACCCACACCCATAACCGATTCGTAGCTTCCATTCTTCTGGCAGAAACCAGAGTGCAAACGAAATCCCTTTCCCAATAATAATTGAAGATGTAAAAAGCGCTATGACAAACAAGACATAAAAGCCTTTTACATGGCTGGCATCATTATAAATTATATAAAAAACATAAATCGTTATGATGAGTGCAAGTGTAATAATGATTATAAATGCTATATTCATCGTTAGCCTTCTGTCTTTTATGTCTGTAGAATATTGTACCTTATTTTTTTGAATAACGCAAATATTTTTCCCCGTGTCTATAACATTTTTACGCAAAATGCGTGATGATAATTGTATGAAAACCGAAGAAAAGTTTGCACACCTGTTTGATCGTGTTATCTGCGAGAACTATGACGCACGGAATATCCGTGATGAGATATTACGCGAAACCGATAAATATTTACTATCCGATTATCCGGTAACGGCAGAACACAAACAAAAAATAATCGAGTATCGGCAGTTTTTGCGCGACGTGCCTAAGCAGCAGGGCTTTCCGCGCGGGGTAGACTGGGGAGAGTTTCCGAACGAAGCGGAATCAGCGTCGGGGGCCGAGGCATAAAAATGGATTTGGCGCATATACCTGTTGTCGGCTGGATTGTCATCGCCTTTATTGCAATCCTTATTTTCGTACTGTTGCTTCTTGCACTACGTAAAGGCGTGCGGCTCGGCGTGGGAGATAAACGCCTTATAGTCGGCGATGTCAACAAAGAGGTTGACAACAAATTAACCGCTTTTAAGGGTGAAATCGAACAGCGCGAAAAGAACCGCGTAAAAGACGAAGAATTGCGAAAGCAATTATTTCGTACGTCGGTTGAGATTGATGAGAAAACGAAGGCAGATAACCGGCGCATTATCAGGAAACTTACCCCCGACATACAAGCAATCTTTGCCGCATACGGCCGCTGCGAGTTTACGGCCGTATGCGCCGTTGAGATTATCCGCGATGAGCTCGTGGAGCGCATCGATTACAACTGTATCCGCGAACGGCTTAGTGTGTCGGAGCGGCAGGGCTATATCACCGATATTTTACACCACATAAAAACGGGCTACGAAACTTTTTTACTTAAAATTCCGCGCGTACCGTGTGCGCAGGAAGCCTATCCTGCATGGCATGAGATTAAGCCGGCGGTGGAGGCGTTGGTAAACACGTGGGCAAATGAAACCGTTGCGGTACTGAAAAAGCGCATGGCAGAAAAAATAGATGCGTACAGCTCCGAGCGGGACAATTTTATTTTGAACGAGAATAAAGACATCGCCGTTGATTTTCCGATACGGAAAAACAAGCGATATATAAAACGATTAGGGGGATAATATGGGAGTAATACGGGACATTGACAAGCTCAAGCCGGAGCTTGCACGACGTACGCGATTATTTTTGGAAAAGGCTAAAGAGGCGGGCTTGCAGTTGACCGTCGTTGAAACGTTGCGCATGCCGGAAACGCAAAAGGCTTATTATGCGCAAGGAAGGTCGAGTCTTGAAACCGTAAACGAATTGCGTACCGCTGCGGGACTGCCGCCGATAAACGCAGAAGAAAACAGTCGCATCGTTACAAAAACACTGCAAAGCCGGCATTTCGGCGGTTCGGCGGTCGATATCGCACCGGTAAAAAACGGCCGTGTGTGGTGGACGGCTCCGCAGCGCGTATGGGAGAAAATGGGAGCGCTCGGTGAAGTATGCGGTCTTGATTGGTGCGCAGGCGGCCGCTCGCAAGTATGGGGTAAAGGCTGGGACAATCCGCATTTTGAACTTATGCAATAAGGGGGCAGCTTTGTGCAAAAAATTATTATTGTTATTTTGTGTGCTTGCCTGTTTATCAGCTGTACGAGCACAAGAGTACAAAATAACGGAAGCGGAGCTGGAACGACTCGAGAACATCTCGACAGCCTTAGAGGCGCGCAGTCTGAGTCTGCTGCAGCAAGTGCAACTCTTGACGGTCAGCTTAAAGCGGCAGGAGAACAAAGCGCAGATCTTAGAACTGAAATTACAGAGAGCGCAGGAAGCGTCAAAGAACTTGAACGAGCTGTTGCAAGCGGAGCGGGCGACATCGCAGAGTTTAAGCGCATCGTTGAACGAATCAGAAAAAGGGGCAGCACGGATACAGGCGGAACTGAACGATGAAAAATTGAAGCGACAAAAAGCCGTAAACCAGCGAAATATGTTTTTGTTTGCCGCAATTTTACAGGCGCTTGTGATTGGCGGCTTTGCAATATTAAAAATCTTTATATGGAGTAAACGCCTTTTGTAAGGCGATATTTTAAGGGGGTACATGGTGAAAAAGACTGTACTGTTATTGGTAATCGCACTCGTCGCAGCAGGTGCGGTTGTTATGAGCTACGGTGCCGATATGGTCATTGACGGTATCGGCTTACTGGCAATGCTCATCGGGTGCGCTATCGGCATTGTCCGTATTATTAAGCGCAAGAACAAAGACAAAGAGGCCAAAAAGACATGGATGGTCCCGCTCATATGCACATGCTTGTCCGTTGTGTTTTTAGGTATTGCAGGTATTATCCATTTTTCAGGGTCCGTTATTATTGCACTTTTGGGTGCTGTTTTACTTGCCGTCGCGGGGTTTATTGAGTATCGGCGGTTGTAACAAAAAAATGCGTACGGGTGCGGCTCATAAGTCGCACCCGTTTTTTTAAGCGATCATCTTTGTGTTTTTGTAAAAATATTTATATATGATATTTTCCAATACTTTCGGCATCGTATCGTCTACGCAATTTTGTATAGCATCCAAAAATTCTACAGGGTAAAACGCACCGTTATATAAGGCGCGTATGCCGTCTTTTTCGGATATGTATATCGTAATATTTTTGCGAGCGGCGTATTTTGCCGAAAACCTAAACCGATAACCGTGCAAAGTAAACACACCCGATACATCGGTTTTTCTCGGGATTTTTACGCACAAAATATCATCGATATTTTTCGGCGCAAGCCGGTAAAAAGATGCCGGCTTGGCAGGTTTTATTGCAAACTCTGCATTGTATATATCAATAAACTCTTGCAAAAAAATATTTGCCGCCTCGATTGTTTTTATGCCGCGCTGCTTGAAGTACCACGGCAAGCGGCCCTTGATTGTACGCCATAAGCGTTCGATCCGCCCTTTTGCCTGCGGGCTATGGGCAAGGATTTGCTCTATATGTAATTCGGATAATATATCCTGCCATTGGGTGCGTTTTTCGTGTAAACCGTCTAATTGTTCCTGTACGGTAAGATTACCTTTGTGTTTCGGTGTTACGCAGAAAATGGCATGCTTATCGGTATATAAAGAACAAGGGATACCTTTACGAAAGGCTGTTTGCCTTAAAACTTCCTGATACCCGTAAATACATTCATTTTCGCACATATATAATCCGGTTATTTCATTTGTAGCATCATCTATGCTGCCGTGTAAATTGTCTTTTTTGCCCGTTCCGAACCAATCATACGGTGTAGCGTCGGATTGTATCAGTTCGCCCTCGTGTTCGCGCCGAAACCGCGGACGGTGTACAGGTTTCTCTTTCGGTACTTTGCGTTTTTCGGGGCTTTCAATTCCGGCTTCGGTTAAAATCTTATATATAGTGCGATATGCTATGCCTATATTCTTAAACTCCCGTAAACATTTTCTAAAAAAGGTAAAATTATAACCGTCAAATTCTTTTTTATAGTACATGATTATTTCGAGCTTTGTACTATCCGGGATTGTCGTGCTCGGTTTACGTCCTCTGTTACCGTGCACAAAGGCGGCATCTCCAAGTTTACGATATTTACGTTTTAATACGCCTATCTGCGCAATGCTTAAGCCGGTATACTCCGAGGCTTGGCTTTTGGTGTACTTGCCGGCACATGCGTCTTTGATGACTTCCTGTACAAACTTATCACTTTTTTTCATGTTTATAAAATTTGTATCGGCAACAACTCCAAAACCTTTAAATTTTTTGATTTTTTTATATAAAATCAAAAAAATTGCTGTATTATTTTAAAAAACTATTGACATACGGAAGTACGGGAATTGCACGCGATGAGGTACAATTCCCGCAAATTGTGGATGTTTGGGTAAGAAGCTGCTTATCTTGCAGGCGGCGGGAAGGCGAATCCCTTTTGATTACGTCCGCCTTTTATACCGCCCGGACCGCCGTGCATATCTTCGGGGGCGCCGTCCATACCTCTCGCGCCGCCGTGCATCCCGCCCGG